AGTCCCCCCTGATTGCAAGCCCCGGGCCTCGACATTTGCAATAGAGGTTTGGAGATCTCCACGGGTATCCCGCTCGATCGAGTCCCAGATGTCGGACCAGCGCTGCATCGCCTCTTGATTGGCGGCCTGCTTCACACTCAGATTGCGCTCCAGGGACTTCTCCGGCGTGAAATACTGTTGCATCTCGGAGAATCGAAGGAGGACGATGGCGGCCTGCCGGTGAAATGAGTCTGCGATTGCAGGGATGCACTGGCGGGCGATCCGGCTTTTCTCGCGTTCTTTCTTAAGTCCAATGGCCACCGCATTTAGTCTGGCGGCGGCCCGAGTGAGTTCTCTCATTTCTCTGCCATCGCCCGCGTTGCTGCTTCGAGAGCATACGCTGATTTGTTCAGCTGATCGATGAGATTGTCCTCCCCACTCTGTAGCGGGTTGGCAAGCGGTTCGGGGGTTGTGGGGGGGTACTCATCGACCGGAATCTTCAGGCGCTTGCGGGCATATTGCCACGGGACAACCTCGTTTGGATTTGGACCCTGCCTGAGCGTTGCAATTGCGGTGGCCTGTTGTTCGAAGTCTTCCGGATCAACATCGTTTAATTTCAACTTTACAAGACCGGGTTTTCCCGCCACTCGATCGATGACCCGATTCCATACCTGTTCGATATCCCGCTGGCAGCTCTTTACTTTCCTGAAGAACGCGGCGGTACGGGTGACAGCGGTTGCGTCTGTGGTTCCTTGGCGAAGTCCCAGGAGTTCGCCCGGTACCCCCATACCCGATATTACGCGAATCATCGTTACATCGGAATACTGTTGCACGTTCTGTACGCCTGCAGTATCTTTTGGATCGAGAGAGATGTCGCCTTCCGTCTGAAACTGGTCTTTGCTGTTAAAGTCTTTGAATTCCCGATCTATCTCGTTCCATTCGGCATCCGTGAGTGCGGGGGCGTCCGGGCGATTGCCGTTAATGTTGATATGCCATTTCGGAGTTCCATGCAGGATAATCCCGTTAGTGATCGCTTCGGAGACTTGCGTATCCCGGTTCACATCATGGATGATCCGTTCCATAATCGAGATCCCGTAGGGAGAGTCCGGGCGGCTCATGTATTGGTAGTGGACCGCCATATCGGGCGTAAGGGGGATGGGGGTGGTGAGAGCATTACCCTGGAAATCCCTGACCTGCCGGTATTCGGTGATTTTACCTGAGGAGTCGGTTATGATATCGAAACATTCCGCCGGGCGCACAACTACGTTCACCGGAGTGGTATCGAGTTTGCCTTCACCGAGGACGATCTCGCCAATGCCATCCTTTACAACTTCGGCGTCAATCATCAACTGCCAGGTGATATCATAAAAATTGATCCTCTTCAAAAACTCTTGAATTTCCAGTTTGGCCTTCTCGTCCTTGCTTTCCAGCTCATACCCATTTCCAATCGCATAGAGCGGGTACAGGTCGATTCCTTCTGCAACATAACCCCCGACAAGGTAGATGTTCCTGTACCCGTGCAGGACCTTCCAATCTCGCGTGCGGTCTGCGGTAAGGTTCAATCTGTCGTATTGCTGTGATTTGGCCCGCGTTTTTACGCCATTTGTCGGGCCTTCGAGAAGGCTTAACGCCCGGTTGAGAATCTTGATTTTCATTCTGTTCTCCGAATGATTTCCCCCGAATCAATCAGGGTATTGTCAACTCCGTCGCCTCCGCCCAGTTCAGGATCTCGGCCTGGATGGCGTCGAGATACGCCTGAATCGCTGCCATGTCCGCGAACTTCTGCGGGAGTGTCCACTTGATCACACGTTCGGAATACTGCCATTCTTGCCGGGTTCCTTCCCCCTCTGGCTGTGAGAGGTCCTCCGGTACGGTCACTTGCCGGATGTCCCAGTGGACAAGCAGCCGTGCGATCCCATTCTCAACCCGGTCGATCTGGATAACTACCGGTTCAGTGTCAGAGTGTACTGTCATGTTCTCAAAATCTCCTTCCTCATCAGAGGATCAATGTACTTTTTCGATAGGCGATACCCGTCACACCAGGACAACCATCCGTGGTAACTGGAGATGACGCTCAGGTCCCGGAGCACGAGGGCCGTGTGGTCCTGCATCGGGATCAGTTTCCGTTTCATGTTCAGGGCGGTCGATTTCCGCAGAAGAGTGTAGTTGCCGAAACACCGGTACCCGAGGAAATCAACACCGCGGACGAATGTCGGGAACACCTGGTGATTGCCCTTTAGGGTAAGTTTCAGCTTCTTGCCGAGGTACTCGCGGATCCCGCCGAGTATCGAGTGCAGTATCGGTTTCTCCGGTGCCAGGATCACGACATCGTCACAATACCGGAAATAGTGCCGGACGTGCAGCCGTTCCTTGACCCAGTGATCAAAGTCGCTCAGGTACAGGTTGCCGAAAAACTGGCTGATATAATTGCCAATCGGAATGCCATCGGCACTTTCGATAATCCCGTCCAGAAGCGCCAGAACATCGCGATCTTTGATTTTCCTGCGGACTATTTGTTTGAGAATGTCGTGGTCAATCGAAGGATAGAACTTTTTAACATCAAATTTCAGGCAGAATTTTGTTGCGTTCCTGTCCTGCAGTGCCTTCCGGAGCCGGACAAGACCGAGATGGATCCCGCGGTCTTTGAGACTCGACAGGGTGTTGCCGATGAAGGTTTTCATCCAGATCGATTCGAGGACCTGGACAACGGCCCACTGGATGATACGGTCCGGATAATACGGGAGCACGAAAATCTCCCGCTCTTTTGTTCGGTCAAATTTCTTGAAAATAAAATACTTGCTGGTTTTGTAGGTTTTTTTAATCAGCATCTTTCTGATGCTCTCGATGTAAAACAGCGGGTCGGCGTCGACCATTTGGACTTCCCGGTACCAGGTCTTTCCTTTCCTGGCGTTCCTGTGCGCTTCCATAAGGTTGTCGATGTCGCAGATGCGTTCGTAGAGGTTGCCGTATCGTTTCATTGAAGGTCGTGTCTTCTTTGTAGTCCGGCCGAGCGTTCGAGGTCCTCTCCCGGAGCTGACCCTACCAGCACGGAGTTTTTCGTTGTTATGTTTTGGCAAGTGCCAGGGTATACCAGGAGACACCATAATTCTCGACGATAAAAGATCTACAAAGTTGGTAAGGTGTGTGCTGATATTCTGATTCACATTCGACGTAGCATTATTCAGATTCAGATTGAAGGTACTGGCATTCGTGCCATTATTCCAATTGCTGCTGAGTAGTGCTGCTCGCATGTTCCCCGGTATACCCAAATTGTTCATATCGCGGTCCTAAATTTGCGGCGTGAAGGCAAGGCGCGCGCCGATATTCCGAACCACAAGCGACGCAGCACTATCCAGATTCAGATCGAAGGCACCGGCAGCCGCGCCAAGATTCCAATGGCCGCCGAGCAGCGCCGCCCTGTCACCACTTGCCTGGTAGTAGTAGTCGCAGAAGTACGTCGAGCTGCTACCCCCGACAGCGGCAGGGAGCCAGCCGTAATCCATCAGGGCCGAGAGTGCGGGCGTGGTGCCGTACCCGTTCGATGCCGGCAGCGTGATACCGGTATCGACATCGTTGACCCAGAGACGGTTGTTGACCGCCTTGATCTTGTTGATCCATTCCCAGATGTTGCCGGTCGGGAAGTTCTCGACTGTCAGGCACGAGAACGGATAGGTTGCCTGGGCCGTCTGGTAATGATTGATCGTGACCTGCCCGTCCGTGTTGCCGAGATCCACGGATCCTGTGGGTCCGATCCCTGCAGTAGCCCCCGACAGTACGGCCATGTTGGTCGATCCGTCGTCCGTGATGTTCGTCACGCCGGTGAATGTGGCCTGGCTGTTGAGGGTCTGGTACCGGATCGTCCGTAGCAGCTGGAACCAGCTTACCTGATCGAAATTCACGATGTTCCAGCCGGTGCCCCGGTTCTGGGCCAGCTGGATAAATGCGTCTCTTGTCAGGGACGCGTTGTTCGTGCCGCTCAAGGGCTTCGCTCCTGCGATTGACGCGAGTTTGTCGCCGGTGGTTGCGGTGATATCGACACCTGCAGCGTCCGTGAGATTATACGCGGCTGCGCTCACGTCGTAACAGCAGGCGGGGAACGTGCCAAAGGCAAACCCAGATACGGGAGTTGCTCCGTTGTAGAACGCCGGGAACCAGCGGAACCCACCCCGGGGAACACCGGAAATCCAGCGATAGAGCCGGGTGTTGGCAGCGTCATGATATTGCCGGTAATACCCGCCCGGAATCCAAGACACGACCTGGCCGTTGCTGCCGTCGTACTTGAACGCAGCATTGCCGTACCGGGCGGTGATGGCCCCGGCATCCGTGATGTTGCAACGGGTGATCCCGGCAAACAGGGAGTGGCGTGCCAGATCCGTGGCGGTGAGCGTGATCGGGTTGCAGAGCTCGTCTACCAGCTGGACCGTGGGTGAACTGCTGCCGTAGTTCCAGCAGATCCCGATCGGGTAAGTTTGCAGGAATTCCCGCTGGACCCATGCCGTGTTCGGGATAAGCGTGCTGTTGTCTCCCATCGCTGGCGTTGCGACCCGTGTTGGTGACCTCAGGTTGACCATGGCGATCAGTGCCCCAGGTATTTGCCGTCAATGGTTGCC